GGGGGGAACTGCCTCTTCACTCTCACGATCAGGCTCCGGCGCCTCTTCCTCGGATTCTTCTCCAGCCTGCTCCGTCGCGACGCTCGAGGACGAACGATGAGTCACCGTGTCGGACCAATCCGACGCCGAGTCCCAAGCGCTCTCTACCTCGGAAGGCAAATTTATGTTGCGGCTTCCGCGGTCCCGTCCTGGGCGTCGCCCAAGCCCTTTCCCGACTGCTTGAAGGTCACGTCGAACCCGAAGTGATACTCCTGATCCGCCACGGTCTCCTTTCGCAGCACGCCGATGACGGCAACTGCGACGGGCGCGTCTTCCAACGAGCCACCCTTCACCTTGTAGGAGAGGGCAGCCGTTTTGGTGGCCGTAAGGCGCACGTGGTGACTGTCCTTCCCAGTGGAGGCCAAGACTCGGCCGGGGACGTTCCAAAAGGACTCCTGCGCTGTGGGTGCGACGGAGTCGGCCGGTGCGAGAGCCAGGTAGAAAATGTGAGCACTCTCGCTCACGTCCACAACGTCGACGCCGATCTGCTCGGCCCACGCGCATGCGACCCCGTTGAGGCTGGCGAGGATGTGTTTCGCCCCGCGCAACGTCACTACTCCCGCCGCGAAGTTCTTGCCAGCCTTGAGTTTCAGGCTCATGGCGAACGTAGCCCGCTCGGGCGTCGTGTAGTACAACGCGTTCGCGACCATGGTTGGTTGGAGTAGTTGGATCTAAGCCGAAAAGGTAAGGCAAATACATTAATAGGCTCTTACTCTGAGCCTGCCTCGCCTCTCTGGCCTCGAAGGGCACGTTGCGCAATAGGTGCGCCTGGAGATCCTCGCGTTGCACCCGTGACAGACTGCGGACGAGGGATGAGTGTGAATGGGCGAAGTTCCCGAACCATGCGTGCATTTCCACGAGCTCGGGGGTGAGGATGTCCGAAATCAAGTCGCCTTTGTAGTAGCCGTGCAGGTGCTCCAGGAAGTAAGAGTCCAAGACCTGGTCGAGCTCGCCGAGGTTGCGCTTGTAGACGGTCTTCAGCGCCAGGACGAGCGGGTCTCGCACGATGCCCTCCGGGTAGCAGAGCCAGCCGCAGCACTCGGGGAGGTCCGTGATGAAGGTTTTCCCGACCAGGGTGAACATCGGCTCGTACTTCGCCCACTCCGGGTTGAGCGCTGGAACTTTGAAGAGCAGGCTGTCGTCTCCAGAGTAGATGCTGGGCACATCCTCGCACTGATACTTCAACAGCATGTATGCCAGATTGAACAGCGAATTGAAGATGTAAGTGCCGGGTTCACCGGTGAAGCGCATCACCGCGCTGGGCCCGAAGTTGGTCGTCAACGTGGTCTTCTGCCAGAAGTAGTACGCGACGAGATCCTCGGGGAAACCGAAGTAGCGCATCATCGCCATCTCAAACTGCAAGGCTTCGCCCGTGCACGACTGGTCGTAGGCGGTGAAGTCGTTGGTGAAAACGTCCCCGCGGATGGCCCATTTTTTGCACCAATCGTCCAACGCAGTTGGCGTCTGGCCCCCGAAAAGGAATATGTGCGGGGGGAGTAGCGCGAGCATTCGCTTGTGCAAGTACCGAGTGTACGGCCCCAGCCGAAGCAAGACCTGATCGGGGAACAGCGCCAGGGTCTGGCCGGGCTTCACCTTAGGGAGCTCTGAGTCGGCGGCCCACCAGGCGCCTTCCGGATCCAGGACAGCGGTCATGATCGTGGAACGCTTGGCCTTGTCCTGCGCCTTCGTGAAAATCTTCGCGCTGTTTTCGGCGGTGAAGGGGTCGCATCGATCCCGGTTGTTCTCCAGCGTGCTGAGGGGGGTTTCCCACTTCTTATCGAACATCTCCTCCCGGCAACGGTCGAGCAGACTCTCGTCGAAGGTCTCGGGTTCCTCGGGGAGGTTCAGCCTGTCGCGAAAGTTGCCCCAGAGGTGCGAGCCCAGATGGGCTCTGGCTCTGGCGTGGTTCTCGTTCGACTTGGCGTCCCGGAAGCGCATCCGCTTGAGAACCGAAGCCCCTAACAGAGTGTCGTCGGTGGCATTCTGCTTGGCGAACAAGTGGTTGACCACGCCGTCACCTCGGGTGTCCCGAATTTGGTTGCTCGTCCGGCCCTCGAACTGAAATTCCATGGCCTCCTTGCTCTGGAGTGGTTCGAAGTACCTGGTGCACAGAATGCCGCGAGGGGCACTCAGGTGCGTTCGGCAAATCGGTTCGAAGTCCGCGGGCTCGATCAGGCTCACAGCGGGTTCCTGCTCAACGTCGGTGCGCACGCTCCACAAGGTCCGAAACTCAGGGGGGGCTAGCGGCTCCTTTTCCCTTGCCTCGTCACCGGCGCGATGGTCCAAGTCGACGTAGCCGTGGCAGCGCACCGGGGGGTGCTGGAAGCTGTCCCAAGGAATGGTTTCCCCTCGCCAGAGCGCGCCCCAAAGCCGGTGATGATCTAGGAGGCTCGCGTCCGCTCCGCCCTCCCACACCAAGTGCACGTTGTGAGTGCCTCTGGACATGGCGGTGAAGATTACCTCAGCACTCACGTGGTGGAGAGCGGAGAAGTCGATGATGACCTGGTAGTCCTCTTCGATCGTCCGACCCGTGCAAGATTGCATCGTGATGTTCTTGCTGTCCATCGCGTGAGCGGCGTCTGCGGTGCGTGTGCGAGCCTCCACCGTCCACATGCCGGGCACTCGGCCAAAGCTCCGAATGATGCGCCCTGGGTGCTGGCTGGACGTCTGCAGTCCCAAGGCGTGCGCCACCCCCTGCCCGCAACGGTGCGCTACTAGGCTGTAGCTGCTCCAGAGCTCTTGGTTATGCCAGAGGTCATTGTCCAGCAGCATTAGCGGAGTCTCGTGCTTCCCGGGCGTCCAGGGGTTCTGCAGCGGGTCCCCGGTTGCCGTGACGCGTTCCAGAGACGGGTTGAGGAAGTAACGCATGTCCAAATACCCGGGGGGGTGTTGCTGCAACTCCTCGATGTGGAGGTATTTGACATTGAACCCCGGCGAGACCTCCAGCGTTTTCAGCATGCGCTTGCCGATTTCTTTGACCGGCGCGGGCAGCATGCTCTTCCATTCCTCCATCAATAACAACCTCGTGAAGCAGACATGCATTTTGCTGTCCAAGGCGCGTATGAACGACCTGAACCACTTCTTCATCTCTGCTGACTTGCCTGATCCGGGTGCCCCCACGTGTATGGACAAGGCGATGGTGTCAACAGCTCGGCGCTTGCTCTTGAACAGAGTTCTTGCCTCGAGCACTTCCGAGGGGGTGAGGTTCTCGAAGACCTTGCCCCACTCATTGTTGCACCACGCTTCATAACAACGCTTGGCACGCTCAAAATCCGGTTTGTACTGCACGAAGCCTTCGGGAGTTGGAGGGGGGGGGATCCTCCCGGCGCGATGCGTGACGTCCTTCTGCAAATGGGGTCTGACGCCACCGGGCGTCTTGAGGGGCTCAGGCAGAAGGCCCGTGAGCAAATTCTTGCCCCCAACGCGTTGGTTCGTGTGACGGCCAATCCAGTGATTGGCGTAGCCACTGCCGCCCTTCACGAACTCGATGACTATTTCAGTGCCGTGGTAGGCGCCGAGCCAGTACGGCAATCCGTGCACGTACGCGTTCTGAGCCTTGCCCTTGCTGCGGGGCACATTGACCGCGTAGTTGAGGTAGCACGCGATGCGATGGAGGCTGCGGGCCGTCATGCCCTCAGGCTCATGGGCCTGCGCGATCTCAAGTTTTGAGCAGACCAGCAGAGCGACCTCCCAAATTCGCTCGCGACTGAGGCCCGTGGCCTCGCAGAATGCGTCTATCAGGCATATGCCTGGGCTTGCCGGTGGAGGGAGGGGAATGTTGGACCGAGGAAGGGTGGTGGCTCGTAGCACATTTTCGATGAACTGCTTGACCTCTGGCATGAAAGCACCTTTGGTCAGGCGCTCAGTGACGGCGCGGAAGTCAGCTCGCAACTGGGCCGGGGGACGCGCGATGGGTGATGGCTCCGCCCCGGCACGCTCACTGCCGTGGACCGAGACCGGTCCCACTGGCTCAACCTGGTTGGACGGTCCGGCCACGGCTGCTTGCGCAGCTTCCCGTTCCGCCAGCTCCGCTCGCTCCGTGGTGTTGTGGTGGGCGATGTCACCCGCCTTGCCCTTTTCGATCATGGGCTTGGGCTTGGCACGTGCCCAGGATAGGGTGCGCATCACCACACGCGCCTGCAGGGTCTCGGTGCTGCGGGAGGGAATGGTTCCGTCATCGCTGCCTGTGATGGCGATTCCGGCCGCGACGTCGACGTATGGAGTGGCGGGTGGGCGAGGAGTGACGGTGCGGTCAACCTTCGCGGTCTCAAAGAATTTCTCCTCGAGCCGGAAGTACTCGGGGTGTGCCCGCAAGACAGTGTCGACCCCGAACAGGAGTCGGGCCCCAAGACGCCAAACGCGATGGATCCCCCGTACGACCCATGTGCGAAAGCGCCACCACAAGCTCTGAAGTTCTGGCGGCAATGAATCGCGGGGGTCCTCGACGCGCACCATGGTCGTCATACAGCTTGCCAAGTGAGCTACGACGGAGGGAGGAAGACGCGGCCCAAGTTCCTTGATGTAGGTGCGCGTCTTGGCGAAAGCGTCCGGGCGCGTGTACGTCTTCATCGCCAGCGCGTGGGCGAAAATGGCCGCGTAGATCTGGCCGGGCAACCACTTGATGGGCAGGCTGGCCCCGAATGTGGGGATCTCGACGATGTAGTCGCTTCCCAACACGTCGATGTCCGCTCCCAGTTTCTTCCCGCGAGTCACCACCACGCAGTGGTTGCTGGCGGCAGAGGCGATGCGCTCGAAGGTCCAGATCGTGCCGGCCACGTTCAAGTACCGCGTGGTGAGGTACTCGCTGCTGCTGACGGGCTGGAGATAAGAATTGTCTTTCTTCTCCTCCAGCATGTGCAGGAAGTGATCTTTGCCCACATATTTGATGTCGTAGTGGGGGTGGACACTCGCGCCGCGCTCCAGGATCTCGGGTGGGATGTTGAGAGTCAACACCCAACGGTTGACATTGTCGTAATGCCGCAACCAGTCAGCGAACTCGGGCAGAGGCATGGCCTGGGCCGTCTCGTCGAGCAGGACTGTGTCCTCCTCTATGACCCGGGGCATGCCTTTCGGGCTCTCGAAACGGCCCTCGTCGCGCGCGCTGAGCACGAATTGGTGTAGGCGTAGCGGCTGACCCACGATCCGCTGCAAAGTCTCCGCTTTTCGGGTCTTCATCTGCACGGCGGCGAAGGGGCCGTGGATCTGGTTGGCGGCGTGTCGGTAAAGGATCGTGTTCGCCAGCGCGCGGGAGAAGACGTGGTCATGCGGCTTGTCCGTGATCTGCACGTGCTCGATACCGTACGCGTCAAACCACTTTTTCTTCTTCATGGAGACGCTGTACGGGCAGATGTCCGCCGCCTGCGCCTGCTCACGGTTGAACTGACCGATCTTGTCGAGCAGGATGTTGACGTTGTGCGTGGTCTTGCTCAACGCTTCGTAGGTGCCGGTCGACCCCACGCGTAGATCCGAGTCCTGCCAGCCGGTCATGAGCAGGGCGCGAGCCTCCATGGCCTTTCGGATTAGCTGACGTCTTTTGTGGTTCTGGCGACCACGCAGGGCGTTCAGACGCAGCTGGGCGGTCTGCTGAGCCCACTCGAGTCCCAACACCACGGCCTGCTCTTGGAACCATGGGACACTCACATGAGCCATGCGATCGCCAGTAAGACGACCAGGGAAAGCCACGGCCCCAGTGAAAGAAGCGCCACAGATATCACGGATGAGGCTACCGATGCGCGGGCGGGCTCCGAGACGAACGAACGCGTTCTGTCTCTCAACTCGCGGGTAAAGCGCTCCGTAGCAGTAGCCATCTCGGAAGTTGTCGGGAGGGCAATAGACGGGAAGACCACGGACGCCAGACTGCGCATTGGACGGTAGGCCGATCGGAGCGTTGAACTCAGTGGGCGCAACACATATGGCCGAATAAAGGGCACCGCCAGAGCCACTGACGCTGAAGCGGCGCTGAGCTGCAGGGAGGATTTGCCTTGGAATGGCCGAGTTAGCGCGAGGGCGAGTTGGACGGGGCGGGTGAACGAGGGGTTCGGGACTAGAATCGCGCCGAAGATCGGGAATCGAATGGACAAGAACGCTTCCGGTAGACTGGATGCTAGAGCGCGAGCTCCGTGCGAACCCACCGCTAGGGCGACCAATGCCAAGGGTCCCTCTTTCCTGACCTGCTTCACGCACGCTAAGAACGTACGACTTTCTCGAAACAGAAGCTTGTGACCGAGGGACGAGAACAGTTGACGGGTGGCGAGAAGCATCTGGGCCCGAAGGTGCGCGTTCGCGTTCAGGTGGGCCTTCCTGTACGCCGCGCTGCGAAAAGACTGCATGTCCGCAAGGAGCATGACAGACGACACTGGATCCAGGACGTTAAAAAGTCCAAAAGTTCCGAGCTTGTCCACTTTCGCGGTCGCTGCCGTGAACGCCTGCGCGCGACGCGCAATGTCCTGGAAACCAGCTGCTGCCTGAGTGAAGTCCTCGAAGGCCCATGAATCCCCCAGCCTCCCGACTGCCATGTTGCAGTACTCGACGTACGCGGCTTTGCCCACCGCTGTGCTGACGTCCAGCTTTGCGCACTTCTGCATCCAGTCCAAGGCTGTGAAATTGCTCGGATCTTGGATTGCACTTAGGCGCGCGCTGAGGGAGGGGTGGGGGAAAACCCGCACCGTAGTGGCCGTCTCGGGCTCTACCTTGTACTCTGGGGTGGCAGTGCGTCCGAAGGGCTCGTCGACAGGCAGGTCGGGGGGGTGAGAGGCCTCGTAACTCTCCGGGTCGATGATGGAGAGGACATAGTCCCACACTGAGTAGAGCCCCGGGGTTATGAGGTCAAGAAAGTGGTCGAGCAACCACCGGAAAGCCCTTATTGCCTTGCTCCAAAGGCCTTGCTTCACGGCGCACAAACCCCAGCCAAGCTGGCATTTGTGCTCGCGTGGGAGCTTTTTAAGCTGTTCCGCCACTTCTGGCGAGGAAAGCTTTTCGAGGATGCGCGTGTACTGTCGACGGGCTCGCATCTTGGCCATGTCGTCGAAGGGTCGATCCGGTTCCAACGGCTGCTTGCCGTATGGAGGAGCTTTAAGCTCCAGGATCACGTTTCCCCCTGGGTGATGAGTTCTCTTCGCGCCCGGGGGGAGGTTGGAAGAGGGGGCGGTCATGCCGCGAATATAATTGGTCACTGATGTGAACAACATGGGTAGCTCTCTTAAGCACTTCTATACGGAGTGGAGCTGCAGTGCGAG